CGAGGAATCGGAATGCGAGCTATCTCGTGAACGGAGACGATACGCTGATCGCCTCCGAACGCGCCGTGGATGAGGAGGATTACCCTGACGGGTTTATCCTCAATCGTGAAAAGACCATCCAGGCTCAGTCTACGGTCGAGCTCAACTCGACCGTTTTCCTGAGAGATAGAAAGGGAAGATGGCGCCAAGTGCACCATCTTAGGAGAGGTAGTGCGATCGCCGATTACCCCGGGATGCTGCACTTGGCGGCTGCCTGTCGGGGTCGGGTGAAGTGGACGGACGCGTTTGTCCGTGCACGGATCGGCGGTCGCTGGGGTTTCCTGCCGTCGCAGCTGGAACTGAACCCGCGGTCGTACGTTGCCTTTACGAGGCAACGGACGATTGGCAGATTTCACACAGATCTGCCGGACTTAACTCCCGACTCCAACGAGGGAGTGGAACTGGTCCGCGGTCGTGTTCCGGCTGAGGATGAAAAGGTGGCCATGTTGGAGTTTCTTTGGAAACATGGTCGCCCGACGGCAGGGAGGGGACCGGAGTATCCCAGCCAGGGGAAACTCCGGAGTACCTTTCTCTATGTCAGGAGGTGTAATTTACCCCGGGGCACGCAGCAGTTGTCTTACCTTACGGCTCTGCGCGCTCTTAGACTAGAGAAGGTTGGGAAGGAAGAGACGTTTTCGGTTCCCGCCGATTACGTCTCGATTGAAGAAGAGAAGGCGATCCGGCGCCTGACGAAGTTCTCTTTCGAGGATTAGTCAGCTGTTGTCCGGGATGATGGGTCGACCAGCGGTGTGCTGGCACCAGAAGGCGACTGGCTTAAGAACCAGCGAGTAGCCTATCATCCTGACGGCGGGTAAAGTCAGAGGTCGTGTAAAGAGACCACGTGACTCACTCAGAGCTCCCTTCTCGAAAGAGATAAGTCCGGCCAGCGGACGAGGAGTGGAAAGAGAGTAACCGTGGTGTCGACCAACCGCCGCCCTAACGGGCAACAGGTCGCAGGCGGCAGGTTTGTACGGTCTAAGCCGTCAGAACCTGGCCGGGTCGAGCAGGGGGGGCTACTCCTTCGGGAGAGTCGCGGGGCCGGGAAATCCTACGGGTATAACCGGCAGGGGCCCCCACTGAGCTTATCTGGATGAGACGAGTAGGAGACTACGTGAGTTCAAGGGACTACCGTCCCATATCCCCGTGTTTACACGTGGTGTCTCATGGATCCGAAAGTCTATTTTCTTCAACTTTCGTCCAGATTTTAGCCCAGCG